TATTGGATAGCTTACTTTAAAGTGAAGGCAGAAAAAGAAAAACTACACTATGGCAGATCAGCAACTAAACATAAAACTTAATGCAGTTGATAATACTTCAAAAGCTTTTAGTGGTGTAAAAGGTTCAATACTTAGTTTAAAAAACGCACTAATAGGTTTAGGAATAGGTGCAGTAATAAAACCAATAATAGACATTACAAAAGAGTTTGAGACTTTAAGAACAACATTAAGATTTGTAACTGGTTCAGTTGAAGGTGGTCAAAGAGCATTTGGTTTATTAAGAAATTTATCTAAGCAAACACAATTTTCAACAAAAGAATTAGCAGACACATTTATTACATTACAAAATTCAGGAATAGAACCAACAGATGAATTACTTAGAACATTTATAGATACTGCTTCTGCTACTGCAAACTCATTAGATACTTTAAATGATTTAACTAGATTATTTGCTAAAGGTGCTACTGGTGCTGGTATTGGTTCACAGTCTTTGTCTCAATTAGCTTCCAAAGGTATTCCAGTATTTCAAATATTAGAAAAAGAATTAGGATTAACTAGATCACAATTAAATAAATTTGCTGATGATGCAGAAGGTTCAGCAGTTATATTAGAAGCTTTGGAAAGAGGTTTGGCTAATACATTTGGTGGTGCTTCATCACAAAGAGCAGGAGATTTAGCAATAGTATTTAAAAATCTTTTTGAAAATTTAAAAGATGTTGCTGATTTGATAGCTACTGATGGTGGATTTAGCACTTCATTTAAAGAACTATTAAAAAGCTTTGGAGAACTTCTTACAACACTAGCACCAGTTATTGCGATACTTGGTAAACTATTAAATTTTGTAACTGAACTTGCTAATGTTGGACTTGTCTTATTAAACAATTCATTAAAATTAGTATTAGGAACATTAGATAAAGTAGTAACAAAATTAGGTAAAGTTGTGGGCTATGGTTCTGGTATTCCACAAACAATGGGTTTAGATGAAGATAGAACAGTTGCACCACCAGAAATAACAAAAGCTAAAATAGAAGATAAATCATTTATTGGTTTATTAGAGGGTAAATTAAAAGGAGAAATTGCTTTAGCTGATTTAGCATTTAAAAATTTAAATAAAACACTTGCTGAAGGTGTAGTAATAGGTGTTAAAAATATTTCAGTAGGAATAGCAGAATCTATTGTCTTAGGAAAAAAATTAACAGATACATTTAGAGAATTAACACAAAAAGTTTTAGTTAAAATTCTATCTCAATTAATAGAAGAACAATTAATTAGAATAGCATTACTAGCTTTAGATCAATTAAAACTTGCAATATCTAAACAACAAACAGCAGAAATTGCAAAACAAAATGTTTTATTATCACAACAACAATCTATGGGTGGTGGTGGGGGTGGTGGATTCCTAAGTACAATTGCTAGAATAGGATTTAACGCATTTGCTGGTGGTGGAAGTGTACCATTAGATGCACCTAATTTTTATAATCCAGTAATGGAAGCAGAAGGTGGTTCTGTTAGAGGTGGTATGCCGATTACAGTTGGTGAACGTGGTAGAGAATTGTTTGTGCCTAATACAAGTGGAACTATTGTACCTAATCACGACATAGCAGGAACTGGAACGAATATAACATTTAATATTCAAGCAAATGATGTTAGAGGTATTAAAGAATTATTAATTGATAATAGAGCAACTATAATTAACTTAGTTAATCAAGGTGCTAATCAAAAAGGAAAATCTAACGTAGTATGAGTGGAACATTCCCATCAAGCCCAGTACCTAGAGATGTAGCTATTAGTTCTAATCAAAATACTATTGTAACTACAACTGCTTCTGGCAGACGACAAGCTAGACAAATAGACGGACAAAGATTTAGATTAAGACTAAGATTTCCAGTTATGACAAGAACTGAGTTTGCACCTATAAATGCTTTTATTATGAAACAAAGATCACAAATGGAATCATTCCAATATGTGCCACCAACAATAGATGATGCTTTAGGAGTTGCATCAGGAGTTATATCTGTCAATGGTGCTATTAGTGCAGGAGTTACTTCTGTTGCGATAGATGGAATGGCTAACAGCACATCAGGTGTATTTAAAGCTGGAGATTATTTTAGATTCACAGGTCAAACTAAAGTTTATATGGTTATGGCAGATGTGTCATCTAATGGTTCTGGCGAAGGAACATTAACCTTTGAACCACCATTAAGAGATAACGTATCTGACAATACAGTTCTAATTTATTCTAACGTAGATTTTACAGTTGGACTTACTGGAGATATTCAAGAATTTAATATTAGCACAGAAAATTATTTCCAATACGAAGTTGATCTTATAGAGGTACTGTAATGACAAGATCATTAAGTGCTGGTGTCATAGCAGAAATAGCCACAAATAAACTTAATCCAGTTGAACTTGTTTATCTAGGAATAGGAACTGGCACATATTACACAGATCATTATAAAGATATTTCTTTTGACGGAAATACTTACACAGCTTCATCTTTATTCTTAGGAAGTTCAGAAATTCAAGAAACTGCTGACGTATCAGTTAATAATCTTTCCCTAAAATTTTCAGGTGCAGACACAACTATAATTTCTTTGTTACTTAACAATAACTACATGAATAAATCTGCAAAAGTATATAGAGGTTTCTTAAATGATAGTCAGGCACTTATAGCTGACCCATTTCTTTTATTTGATGGAAGAATATCTAGTTTTACATTAGAAGAAAACGCAACCACTTCATCTGTTAATATTATTATAGCTTCACATTGGGCAGATTTTGAAAAGACTTCAGGAAGAAGAACTGCCGAGAACTCACAAAAGCTTTATTTTCCTAATGACAAAGGAATGGAATTTGCAAGTAAGACTGCACAAAAGATTAAATGGGGTTCAGCTTAATGACTGACTTATACAGAATAGTTCATCTATATAGACAATTTCCAAAGTATGATTGTTATACTTATGAGAGATTAGTAACTATGATAACTCCTTCTTTAAATTTAGATCAATACCAAATTCATAGAGTTGGAAAAGAAGATGTCGGTTATACAAATTGGGCTTTTCTTAATGATATAGTTGAACATAGATATAAATTGACTGGCAAACTAAAAGCCAACGAATGGAATTGTGGTAAAAATATTTGGGTTATTGGTGTTATAGCCAAAAGCCACGCAAAGGAAATAATGATTTGGACTAAAGAATATTTTAAACCAAAATTAGAAGTAAATGAATCTATCAAATGGATTAGATCAGATGATAACTTTAACATTTATAGAAGATCACAAAAATTTAAAAGACAATTTCACGTTCAAAGATAATGAAGATTAATTTTAAAATATTAGCAAGTACAATTTTAGTAGTATCTTTAATATTTAATTTTATTGAAATATTATTTGGCAGTTCATTAAATCAAAACATAGTATTATTATACAAAGCTGACCCAGCAACTATAACTTCTGCGATTATTCAATTCGTTATAGTAACAGCTATAAGTTATATAATTGCACCAAAACCAAAAGCACCTAGATTTAGTTCACAAGATGAAGCTAAAGGAACTTTAGTAAATAAAGATTCTAACAACAATCCTATTCCAGTTATCTACGGAAAAAGACAAGTAGGATTAACTAGAGTATTTGTTGAAAGTTCTGGTGCTGATAATCAATATCTTTATGTAGCTGGAGTATTGTGCGAGGGTGGTGGTTCAGGAATTACAGCAATAGATGAAGTTTATGTAGATGATAAATTAGTAACCTTTGATGGTGCATTAACTGATGGAACATTAAGAGCAGTAAGTAGTTCAGATACTAACTATTATAAAGGTGGAGAATCTTTAATATCTATTCAACCATTTTTTGGATTAGATAATCAATCAGCTTCTTCTTTGCTTGACGAAACAACTAACTGGACTGAAAATCATAAACTATCTGGTCTTGCTTATGTTGCTTTAAGATTTAAATGGAATCAAGATGCTTACAATGGACTACCAGAAGTTAGAGTAACTTTAAGAGGTAAAAAGATTTACGACCCTAGACTAGACACAACTAAAGGTGGTTCAGGTTCTCATAGACAAGACGACCCAACTACTTGGGCTTATTCTGCAAACTCATCATTAGTTCTTTTAGATTATTTAAGAAATAGTAGATATGGAAAAGGATTACCTAATGATGCTTTTGAAACTAATTACGATTCATTTAAAACTTCGGCAAATACCTGCGACACACAAGTAACTCCTTATACAAGTGCAAGTTCAATTAACTTATTTGAAACCAATGCAGTCTTAGATAGTGAGAAAAAAGTAATTGATAATGTTAGAGAACTATTAGTCCCTATGAGAGCAATCTTTAATTACACACAAGGTAAATACAAAATTATTATTGAGGGTTCAGGTGCTTCACAATTATTATTAACTAAAGACAATGTTGTAAGTGAAGTTAGATTACAAGGTGAAAGTAAATCAGAAAAATACAATCGTGTTATAGGAACATTCTCAAACCCAGAAAAAGATTATCAATCAGATACAGTTTCATACCCACCATTTAGTGATTCACATTTAGCATTAGCAGATAGACACTCAACAATGCTGACTGAAGATAATGAAACTTTATTAGAGAAAAGTGTTGATATGATACAAGTTACGTCTCCTTATCAAGCTGAAGAAATTTGCGAAAACATATTAAAGAGATCAAGAAACAATTTAAAAGCAGAAGTAACTGTAACTGCTGAAGCACTTAATCTTAGTATAGGAGATGTGGTAACAGCGACTTACGATACTGCAAGTTTTGTAGCCAAACCATTTCGTGTAATGTCTTTAGCTATTAATTCAGATTCAACAGTAACTCTTGGATTAGAAGAACATCAAGACGAGTTTTACGATTACGAAAATAAATTAGAAGCACCTGCTATCGCTGATACTGTACTTCCAAATCCTTTTTCTGTTACTGCACCAGTTTCAGTAACTCTTGACGATCAATTAATAGAATACTCAGATGGAGTTGTTATTACTGCTCTTGATGTAACAATTGGTGCTTCATTAGATAACTTCGTGGACTACTACCAAGTTGAATACAAACTAAGTACAGATACCGATTACATTATTCATGCACAAGGAAAAGGTTTAACTCAAAGAATATTAAACGTAATAGATGGTTCTCTTTATAATGTTAGAGTAAAAGCATTTAATACTTTAGGAGTTGGTTCTACTTATACTTCTGCATCAAGAACTATTATTGGTGGTATTGCTTCACCTGCTGATGTTGAAGATTTTTCTTGTAATATTATTGGAAGTGATGCTCATTTATCTTGGACACAAATACCTGATTTAGATTTAGCTTATTATCAAATAAGATATTCAACACAAACAAGTGGTGCTTCTTGGGCTAACTCAGTTTCTTTAGTTGAAAAAGTTGCAAGACCAGCAACCAGTATTACTGTACCTGCAAGAGTAGGTTCTTATTTAATTAAAGCAGTTGATAAATCTGGCAACTTATCTGCTAATGAAACAATTATTGCAACTAACATAAGCACAATAGGAAACTTTAATGCTGTTGCTACACAAACTGAATCACCGACATTCTCAGGAACTAAATTTCAAACAATAGTATCTGACGGAACTTTAAGATTAGATTCTTCAGAACTATTTGATAGTGCAACTGGCAACTTTGATTCAGCACCTTCATTCTTTGATTCTGGTCTTACTTCTTTTGATTTATATTCTAGTGGAAATTATGTATTTGCTTCTCCAATAGATATAGGTGCAGTTTATACTTCAAGAGTTACTGCTTCTATTACACAAACTTCTGATAATGCAGATGACTTATTTGATGCAAGAACTGGAAACTTTGATGACGCAAGTTCTAGCTTTGATGGTGATACTCCTGCTAACTGTAATGCACATATTGAGATTGCCTTATCTAATGATAATATAACTTATAGTTCATTTAGAAACTTTGTGGTCGGTGATTACACAGCAAGATATTATAAATTTAGAGTAGTATTAACTTCTTTTGATTTAGCTTCTACTCCAGTTATTAGTGCTTTATCAGTAAGTATAGATATGCCAGATAGAATATTTAGTGGAAATGATATTACTTCTGGTACTGGCACTTATAATGTTGTCTTTACTAATCCTTTTTATTCAAATTCTTATGCAGTAGGAATAACAGCACAAGGATTAAATACTGGGGACTTCTTTACAATTTCAAATAAAACTGTTAATGGTTTTGATATTGCATTTAAAAACAGTTCAAGTACTGGAGTAACACGAGTATTTGATTATTTAAGTAAAGGATATTAGATAGAATATGGCACAACACGATTTCGTAATAGCAAATCAGGGCTTCCCTGCATTTAGATCAGATCTTAATTCTGCATTACAAGCTATTAATACATTTCAATCAGGAACATCAAGACCAAGTGGTGCTGTAAGTGGAACAATATGGCTAGATACAACTTCTGCAACCACACCTACATTAAAATATTATGATGGTGCTGATGATATATCTTTAGCAACTATTGACCATGTGGGTAACACAGTAAATTGGCTAGATTCAACAGTATCAATTACTGGGCTGTCATCTACTGCAACTGGTACAGTTCTTACTCTTACAGATTCAGCTTCTACATCAACAGTAAATTTAATTATTGATAATCAAAAAGAAATTCGTTTTCGTGAAACAACAGCTAATGGAACTAACTATGTAGCATTAAAAGCACCTGCTAGTCTGAGTGCCGATTTTTCTTTAACACTTCCTGATGTTACTGATACTTTAGTTTCAAAAACTTCTACTGATACTTTAACAAATAAAACAATTACAAATCCAACAATAACAAGTTATATTGAATCTGTAGTTGCAATAGGAACAGTTGGGGCAACTCATACTTTATCTTTAACAAATGGCACAGTTCAAACTGCAACCTTAACTTCAGCAACAGCTTGTACTTTTACTATGCCTACTGCAACTGCTGGAAAATCTTTTATATTATTACTTAAACAACCTGCATCTGGAACTCCTACAACAGCTACATTTACAAGTGTTAAATATGGAACAGCTGGAGCACCTACAATTACAGCAACTCTTGGTAAGATGGATATTTTAACTTTTGTAGCAGATGGAACTAATTGGTATGGTTCTATTGCACAAGGGTATACTCCTTAATGTTCTCATCAAAAAATTTTTTTTTATCAGGGGAATTTAAAGGTGTCATAGCAGATTTTTTAGTAGTAGCAGGTGGCGGTGGAGGTGGTGGACAAGCAAACTCTTATCAAATGGGAGGAGGAGGCGGTGGTGGAGGTTATCGTGAATTTACTTCTCAATCTTTAAATGTCGCAACAAATTATACTGTAACAGTAGGTGCTGGTGGTGCTGGTGGAAATAATGCTGTTGGAGTTAAAGGTTCAGATTCTGTTTTTAGCACTATAACTTCTACTGGTGGAGGTCGTGGAGGTAGGTTTACTGATGTCGGTGGAAACGGAGGATCAGGAGGAGGTACTGGTACAACTGTAACTATTGGAAATGTAGCTGGAGGAACTGGTAACACTCCAAGTACATCACCATCACAAGGTAATAATGGAGGAGCAAGTGGACCAATTTCTGGTGGAAATGTTAATACATCTGCTGGGGGTGGAGGTGGTGCAGGAGCTGTTGGAAATGCAGGAGTTTCAGGAGTAGGTGGTACAGGAGGAGCTGGTACAGTATCTGCAATAACAGGGACTAACGTAGCATACGCAGGAGGAGGAGGTGGGTCAGCCGATGGCACACAAGGTGGAGGAGGTAATGGTGGTGGTGGAGGAGCAGTACTTAATGCTGGAGGTGGTTCTGCTGGAGCAGGTACAGCTAATACTGGAGGTGGAGGTGGCGGAGGTGGTTACGTCTCATCTGCAACTGTTGGTGGAGCAGGAGGTTCAGGAATAGTTATTATTAAATACCCAAATACATTTACTATCACAAATTCAGGGGGAGGTTTAACATTTTCAACAAGTACATCAGGTGGCTTTAAAGTTACTTCATTTACTGCTGGAACAGGAACAATACAATTTAATTAATATTATGGCACATTACGCATTTTTAGATCAAAACAATATAGTAATAGAAGTTATCGTTGGTAAAAACGAAAATGAAGAAGGTATTAATTGGGAACAGCAATATGGTTCTTTTCGTGGACAAGTTTGCAAACGTACTTCTTATAATACAATAGGTGGAGTTCATCAATCAGGTGGAACACCTTTTAGAAAAAATTATGCAGGAATAGGTTATTCTTATGATGAAACAAGAGATGCTTTTATACCACCTAAACCTTTTAACTCTTGGATATTAAATGAAGATACTTGTCTATGGAATTCACCAGTAGATTACCCAACAGATGGAGAAAATTACACTTGGAACGAATTGACTTTGTCTTGGGATTTAATAGAATAATTTAAAAAGGAAGGTATATGTCAAAAGT